CAGCAGGCATCCGCTCCGTTGAATCTGAGCCAACAGGGTAGGATGTACGGCCAAATGCCGGGTGGACCCAATATGGCGCAGCAAGTCCCTGCTTTCCAGCCTGTGCGTCCGGGCGGCTCAGTGCGGCATTTTCAGAATCCATACGGTCCACAGACACAGCAGCCACAGCAGTATCGTCAGATGGGGCAGCAGCCAACGCAGATTTCTCAGCAGCCACTACAACAAGCCGGGTTGCCTGCGCTCATGCGGGAGAACAGACCGGGGGATAACTTGGTCATGAGTTCAAACGGCGTGCGGATTCCGTAACATGGCAAACACCTCCGGCCAAACCACGTTTAACCTCGACCTGACTGAACTGGTAGAGGAGGCTTTTGAGCGTGCTGGCTCGGAGATGCGCACGGGTTACGATCTGCGCACAGCGCGGCGCTCGCTCAACTTGATGTTTGCTGACTGGGCAAACCGTGGGATTAACCTGTGGACTATTGAGCAGGGCACCATTAATCTGGTGCAGGGGCAGAACACTTACCCGCTGCCCAATGATACGGTGGATTTGTTAGAGCACGTGATCCGCACGAACGCAAACAGCACATCTAACCAGTCAGATCTGACGATCACCCGCATCAGCGTATCAACGTACGCTACGCTACCAAACAAACTGGCGCAAGGCAGACCCATCCAAGTCTGGGTGCAGCGCTATAACGGACAGACAACGCCAGTCTCAGCCACGCTAAGCACGACAATCAGTAGCACCGCCACGACAATCACGGTGAGTTCGGCGGCAAATCTGCCTGCTGCTGGGTTTGTAAAGATCGACTCAGAGATTATCAACTACGGCTACATCGTTGGTAACACGTTGTATAGCTGCTTCCGTGCGCAACAAGACACAACAGCAGCGGCACATACGGCAGGCGCAACAGTTTATTGGCAACAGACCCCGGCGGTTACTGTCTGGCCTACGCCAGATAACGCATCTACATATCAGTTTGTTTACTGGCGTATGCGTCGCACTCAAGATGCGGGTGGTGGTGTTAATGTCATGGATGTGCCTTTCCGGTTTATTCCTTGCATGGCTGCTGGGCTGGCGTACTACGTTGCTTTGAAAGTGCCGGATGGCATGAACCGGCTTGAAGTGTTGAAGATGCAGTACGACGAGACTTGGGAGTTGGCTGCGCAGGAAGACCATGAGAAAGCTTCTTTACGCTTGGTTCCACGCCAGATGTTTATTGGGTATGGTCCGTAAATGGGCAATAGGTTTTCATCCGGCAAGAACTCGATTGCCGAGTGCGACCGCTGTGGGTTTAGATACAAGCTGTCGCAGCTTAAGAAAGAAGTAGTCAAGACTAAGATATATAATCTGTTGGTTTGCCCCAGTTGTTGGAATCCAGATCAGCCGCAGTTGCAGCTTGGAATGTACCCAGTGGACGACCCGCAAGGGGTGCGCGATCCGCGCAGAGATAACAGCTACCAAGTGTCCGGGCTTCTTGCGGATGGTTACTCGGGCGGCGGCAGTCGCGTGTTTCAGTGGGGATGGAACCCGGTTGGTGGAGCGAGTTTTTTTGATACTGCGCTTACACCAAACAACTTGGTTTTGCAGGTGCAATTGGGTACAGTAACGGTTGTGACGACATAGGAGTCCAGCATGGACAAAAAGATGGTAAAGGCTATTGCGGACACAGAAGTCCGTGCGCACGAAAAGCGGCTACACAAAGGCGTCAAGAAAATGAAGGCCGGTGGCCCAACTACGGACGACCGCATGAAGTACGGGAAGAACCTGTCGCGCGCAATGAACCAAGGTAGCAAATAATGGCTAAGTTCAGCATGAAACAAGATGGCAAAGAAGTTGGCCCTGCCTCCGTTTACGCGGAACCTCACGACATGACGGGCAAAGCCGGGGTCGATCTGGGCAACAACGGCTACGGCGCAAGCAAACGAATTAAACCAGAAGACGTGGCTATGAGTGTTGGTGAGTTTAGATCCAAGCCATATGCAGACGTTAAAGTTACCGGCATCAAAATTCGTGGTACTGGCGCTGCAATTAAAGGCACGATGGCTCGGGGACCGATGGCGTGAACTATGCCCAGCTTGTAGTTGCGGTCTCCGACTATACGGAGAATACGTTCCCTACTGTGGATATGGATACGTTCATTAAACAGGCGGAACAGCGCATCTACAACACGGTTCAGTTTCCTTCGTTACGTAAAAACGTAACGGGCGTGACAAGCCCCGCAAACAAGTATCTTGCTTGCCCGAATGACTTCTTGTCCACATATTCGCTAGCCGTCATCAACACAGACGGCAGCTACGAGTACCTGTTGAACAAAGACGTTAACTTCATTCGCCAAGCGTACCCGCAACCTACTGATACTGCACTCCCCAAGTACTACGCGCTGTTTGGCCCCCAGACTAGCGCCCCAACAGAATTGACGTTTATCCTCGGCCCAACTCCAAATGCCGCATACACAATGGAGTTGCATTACTTCTTCTACCCAGAATCAATTGTAACCGCAGGTACAACTTGGCTGGGTGATAACTTTGATACGGTGTTGTTGTACGGGACGCTCGTTGAAGCGTACACCTACATGAAGGGTGAGCAGGACATGATGGCGTTGTACGACGGCAAGTATAAAGAAGCGCTAAGTCTTGCTAAACGTCTGGGCGATGGTCTCGAAAGAGGCGACGCCTATCGTGATGGTCAAGCCAAAATCAAGGTTACCTGATGCCGTTTACGGGAAACTGGACAACCAACACGTTTAAGACTGGGCTTCCTAGTGGGACGTTTAACTTCAACACGGGCACGACGCAGGTCTTCAAGATTGCGTTGTACACCAACGCGGCTACGTTAGATGCAACCACTACGGGATACACCGCTACCGGAGAAGTTGTCGCTTCGGGATATACCGCTGGCGGTCAGACACTTGTTATCAGTCAAGTACCTACTATTGGTAATACAGGCACGACTGCGTACTGGTCATTTAATAACGCCGTCTGGACTACTGCGGTTACTGCGCGGGGGGCGTTGATCTATTTGGCGGACGGTGCTTCTAATCCAGCGGTTTGTGTTTTGGATTTTGGTGCAGATAAAACGTCAGCAACCACGTTCACGGTGCAGTTCCCCGCAGTGACCAATACTTCTGCAATAATCAGGATCGTGTAATGATAGTCAACACAATTCACGGCGAGATGGATGACGCTCTTCTGGAGAAAAAAGAAGGTTCGTTAGATAATGATGTTGAATTCACCACTTGGACCGAGTATTGGCTTGACGATGAGTTGGTTCATCGTTCTGCTCACGTTACCTTAAAGACTTCACCATTTATGGCGCTTGAAGCTGCGTCGATAGGATAATCATGGCAAATTCCCAATCCATGTGTACATCGTTCCTCGGGGAGTTGCTAACCGCGACTCACAATTTTGGGGTTGCGCCGACTCGCGGAGCATCAACTGCGGACACGTTTAAAGGTGCGCTGTATCTGGCAAGTGCGACGCTTAATGCAAGCACGACGGTCTATTCAACCACTGGCGAAGTCACAGGTACTAACTATACCGCTGGCGGTGTGACGGTCACCAACGCGACGGCTCCAACATCTACCAACAGTTCATCTACTGCGGGTGTTGGGTACTGGACGCCTTCTGCTTCTATTACCTATACAAACGTCACGCTCGGCACTTCGTTTGATACGGTGCTCATTTACAACTCAACGCAAAGTAACAAGGCGGTGTCTGTCCACACGTTTGGCTCGCAGACCATTACTGCGGGTAACTTTACGTTGACGATGCCAGCAAACACAACTACCACCGCGCTTATTCGGTTAGCGACGACTTAAAATGGCTACCGGCTGGGGCGTTAATACTTGGAGTGGTGGTACGTGGGGTGGCTTTGAAACCATCCCAACGAGCGTAACTGCTTCTGGTTTTGTAGGCGCACCGGGTGTATCGGTAACAGTAGGGATTAGCGGGGCCTCTGCATTCGGTGCTGCTGGCAACGCCATATTTTCTATAGCCACTACCGGGGCGGTAGCCGCAGGTAGCGCAGGTGTCTTTAGTGTCATATCCGCACAGGCAGTGTCTGGCGTTTCAAGCAGCGCAGCAGTACAATCCGTTTCTATTGGAGATCGCCTGATTGCTATCACAGGATGCCCCGCTATGGGGAGTGCTGGCAACTTTGGCTATAGGTACTGGAGCGTTATTGATGCTGGTCAAACACCAAATTGGACTGGCATTACCACGACTGAAAACGCTAACTGGACTGAGTTAGTAAACGCTTAAAGGATTTGAAATGGCAACTTCATATACCTCGCTTCTAGGGCTTGCCCTCCCTGCTACGGGGGAGTTGTCAGGCACTTGGGGCGATACGGTCAATAATTATCTCACCTCTTATGTTGATGCTTCAATTGCTGGGGCTTTGACTATTACCGCTGACACTACGTTAACCAAAACCGTAGGCGCTAGTCTGGGATCTACGTCATCTCAGTATGCGATTATTATCGCGTCCCCTGCTTCGGCCAATATCACCATCACGGCCCCGGCAGCAAGTAAATCGTACATCATCAACAATACGTCAGGGACGTACACGGTCAAGATTGTCGGTGCTGGCCCCACGACTGGAGTGACATTAGCCGTTAATGAGAAGGCAATCGTTGCTTGGAACGGCTCTGACTTTGTAAAGATTGCCTCTAGTGTTGTTGCATCAGGCACGGTTACCAGCGTTGGCTTTACCGGCGGTCTTATTTCTGTTGGGACCCCAACGACAACCCCCGCATTTACTGTTGCTGGAACCAGCGGCGGTGTAGTTTATTTTGCAAGTGGCAGCACTTGGGCATCGACTGGGGCGCTTACTTCTAACGCTCTTATGGTTGGCGGAGGTGCAGGTGCCGGACCTTCTACTGTTACAACAGGTACGGGTGTTGTAACTGCGCTTGGCGTCAATACCGGAAGTGCTGGTGCTTTTGTTGTCAACGGTGGCGCTCTTGGCACTCCTTCTTCTGGCACTTTGAGTAGTTGTACGGTTGATGGTACAGATGCCGTTGGTTTCCGCAATGTTCCGCAGAACGTGCAGACCGGC